ACCTCATATGTATTTTCATCAGTTAAAATAATACATTTTGCATTCACTTCAAAATTTAAATCCGTTGTATCTTCGACATTTAACACGGCTTGTCCAGATGCCTTTTAAGTGTCTGTGCCTTAGAACTCAATACATTCATCAAAGCATTTGAACCCTCAGAAGTAGCAAGATAATTACTGATTTCTCTTGGGTCAGTAACATTAATAATATTAATTGGTTGTTTTTGTTGTTCTACCGCAGATGCAACAGATTCTTCTCCTTTTTTAGGGACTGAACCTCCAGAAGCAAGAGAGTAACTTGTCCTGCCAAGAGATGGAAGTTTTCCATTAAATCCACCTAATGCAGATGTAAATAAAGATTTTGGGATTATTTTTCTTCTCAAGGCTTCCATTAAATCTTCACCATAATACTTAACTGTACTTACTGGCTGCATGAACTCCCCAGCAGTTGCATTAATTTTAATATTATCGGATGTAGATGTTGGAGAATTGCCAGGAATTCTACCACCAGAAGCAAATGAAGGAACTAATCCACCTTCAGACATTCCAAAACCTGCTACAGCTTTCAAAGCATTAAATACTAATTGTTTAACAATCATTCTTTGGATTTCAATTAAAAACGATCTTGCAAAATCTGCCATAGCTTCTTTTGCAGATTTAGTGCCCTCAAGAAAAGAACTAAAAGCATCAGACATTCCATTTCCAAAAGATTCAAACATTTGTTTACCTGAGGTTTGCATGAACTCGCCAAGAGACTGAACACCTTCCATTGCTTGATAAGTGCCCTCTTTAAAATTATCCCACATACTTCCTGTGGCTGCAAGAGTTCTAGTTCTTAATTCTTCAGCACCAATTGCACCTGTATCAAAAGCTACTTGAACGGCAGCCGCATATTCTTCTGCATTGATTATGCCACGTCTCCATTCCGTTTCAGCCACATCCATTCTTTCTGCTGAAGCCTCTTTTAGATAAGCAATTAACTCCTTTTCTTGATTTAGAGTTAATTGCTGAAGTTCATTTTTTATTTCTTGAATCTCAGCAGCACTTGCACCTTCCATTGCTACCAATTTATCTAATTCTTCCCGTTTGAATTGTATTTTCAATTCTGACATTTTCTTTTCAGCCTCGAAAACACTGGTCATTCTTTCCAAATCAGTAGAACCTTTAGTCCCAGCAGTATCAACCACACTCTGTTGAGCTATTAAAAGTTGTTCATTTTTGGCATCTTTTAAATCTTCTGCAAGTTGTCTTTGTGCGGCGGCTTGAGAAATCAAAATCTGAGTGCGAGAAATATCTAATTGATTGAGTTTAGCTAAAACTGAAGCATACTCACTACTATCTTTTTTAAAGAACTTCTCAGTAGTGTTTTTAAGCTCTGTGTAAGCTTTTATTTGATCATTAATTCCATCAAGTCTAAGTTCAGAAGTTTGTCTAAAGGCTTCATCGCCTGAAATTAAACCTTTAGCAGCTTTCTAACTTCCAATAACATTAACTTATATTGTTTCTTTTGTTCTTTAGTTATTTCTTTATTAGTGTTTTTAGCAATTTTAACCTTTGTTTTCCCGAGAGCAATTTGTGCATCAATGGAAGCTTTTCTTAAAGCACGAACAGCAGGAGAATTTGGTTCATCTTGATCTGCAATCTTTTTATTTGCTTCAGCCCAAATAGCAACTATTTTATTTGCCTCTTCAAGTTCCAAAGCTCGTCTTTCTATATTGGCAGCTTTCTCAGTTTTAATTTTATTCAAAACCTGAAGTTCTAGCTTAGCATATAAAGAAGCGTATTCAGCTTCAATTCCAAGTACTCCCTCTTTTGTATTAGCAAGAAGTTCTTTAGGATCAACATACTGAGTTAAGATGTTTTTCTTCTTTCTTTCAAACTCTGCAAATATTGCCAGTTCATCTTCCATTCTGATACGAACAGAATTTTCATTTTTTACCTCGTTGAGTTTTAATGCCTTATCTCTTTCTTCAGTAATACGTTTCAGTGCTAAGATAGTTTGAGTTAATTCATTTTTAGCGGCAGATTTTGTAATATCTTTCGATTTCTCAACTAATTCATTTCGTGTTGTGTAATATTTTCGATAAGCAGCTTCTTGTTCTTCAGGACCAGCTCCAGTCAATTCAGTATTTAATAAATCTTTTGCTGTCTGTAATTGTTTAATTAAATCATCACGAAGTTTAGCATTCTCAACTAAGCTGTCATATTCCTTTTGATTTGTTTCATCTATAACACCACCAAGAGCTTTATATTCATCAACATAATCAGCAATAAAAGCACCTTGACCTTCTTGTTGACTCCATTTCTCAATTATATTATCAAGACTGTCTCCACTGGCTTCTTTTAATTTTTTAAATGTTGAAACAACAGCCTGAACACCTATTTTAGATAATCCTAAACCTTCAGCCATTGCAGTTACTTCTTCAACAGTATTTCTTAAATCAATTTTACCTGTCTCTTGTAAATGCTTAAATGCTTTTACACCTTTTTCTTCAATCAATTTAAAAGAATTAACTATTGATTTTTCTGATGCTGTTAAGTGTAATTTAGCTTGTAATTCATTGGCATATTTGGCAAGTTCATCATATGATTTTTTTCCTTTCCTAATTGCTTTCGCAAAATCATTAGCTACTGCGGATGCGGCACCAAGTTTAGTTGCATCTTGCCAAGCTTTTTTATAAATATCTGGAATTTTGCCAATTTCAAAATTGATTAACGCTCCCACTGTATCCATTGCTACTTTTGCATAAATAGCCATATTTTGAAAATTATCTTTAATACTATCTACCCAACGTCCTAATGCTCCAGTTTGTTTTTCTAAATTTTCAGTTGCTTTATTTACAGCAGTTATCAAATTATTAACTTCAAACTCATCTAATTCAATTTTATACTCTGCAAGAGCGGTACTTCCTTTGGCTATTTCTCCTGTTAAGGGACTTATACTTAAAGCTGCCAGTCTTGCTTTTTCTGCAACAATGCCGACACCTTCCCCAACTTCTAATAGTGAATCACGTAATGTTTTATTTGCTTCAGCATATTCATCAGAATCAGTGCTTAAATTTACAGTAGCAACTCTATAATCATATAAACGTTTACTCAGTCTACCATATTCATCAGCAAGAGTAGATGCTTCATTGGATGCTTTTTTTGCTTCTCTAAAAGACTTAAACATAGAACCAACAGCTAAAGTAATAGCACCTACAGCAACTAAAAGAGGACCTAATGCAAGAGTTAATCCTCCTGCTGCAACAGTTGCTCCACTAATGGCAGGAACCATTGCAGAAAAAGCGGCTGCGGCTCGTAATGTCATAAAAGCTTTTAAAGCAGTTTGAAGAACTACAAAAGCTCTCGTTAAACCGTAAATTGCAGCGGTAATAGCTAATACTTTTATAACGAATTGACCAAATGCAGAATTTACCAAAGCAGTTACAGCAATAATTAAATTTTTCGTAATAACAACAAGACCACGCAATAAGTCAGTCAATCCAGCCTCACCTACTGCAATTGCCAGATTGCCTAATCTATCACGTAAATTCTTAAATGCAACTCCGAGACCTTTCATTTGTGTTGATGCCATGTCAGCAGCAGTGCCAGATTCACTAATAATATTCAACATCTCTTGATATTTCTCAGGATTCTTTGCAAGAGCTAATGCAGCAGCGGCACCACGTTTACCAAATATGTCAAATGCAACTCCTGTATCAGAAAGGATTATTTTTAAATTTTTAAATACATCAGTTAATGAAGCAGAGCGAGGATCTAAATCAGAGAGTGCTATACCTGACTGTCTTGCAGCTTTCTCTAATTTCTTAGATGGATCTACTAACTCAGCAAATATACGTCTTAAGCCAGTACCTATTGTACTTGCACGAATACCAGAATTAGCTAATGTGCCCATTGCAGCATTCAACTCATTGAATGAAACTCCAGCAGCTTTAGCAACAGGACCGATGAAGTTCATGGAAGTTCTTAATTTATCAATTGTGAGTTTCGATCTATTGACTGCATTGGCAAAAACATCAGCAACTTCATTGGATCTTGATGATTCAATATTGAAAACTCTCATTGCAGTAGTTACAAGGTCAACAGTAGATGCCATACTTGATAAAGTACCAGTTGCAAGATCCGATACAGCTTGCATTGTTTCAATTGATTCAGAAGCAGAAAAACCAGCCTGTCCAATTATTCTCATTCCTTGAGCAACTTCAGAAGCAGAGAATTTTGTTGTGGCAGCAACTTCAAGAATCTTGGTACCCATTTGTGCAACTTCAAGACCACTTGCTCTGGTAATAGCCTGCAAATCCTTTAAAGCTTGATCGTATTCAACAATTGCAGTGACTCCACTTGTAATGGCATCCCGAACCTGCAAAATACCCGCAGAAATAGATCTAAATTCCAATACTGTTCTAATCTTATCCCCAAAAGTTCTTAATTTTAATCCAGAGCCTTTAGCAGTATTTCCTAAATTTTTGAATGATCTGGACGCTCGCTTTGCCGCAGAAGTAGCTTTATCCAACCCAGAAGCAAGATTGTTCAAATCTTTTACAAATGTAGCAAAGACTTTTAGAAGTCCTTGTTTTCCTAACTCTTCTAAAGCCTTAGATAATTCTCTTATTTTTGCAGCAACTTTTCCTACATCAAGAGATGCTAATTTTTGTAATCCATTAGCAAGACTAGTAATACTTGGAATAGAAATTCCTTGTAATCTGGTTAAGGCAGTTGCTATGGCTGTAATTTTTAGATTAAACCCACTGAAAGAAGTCTTCATTAACTTACTTAAAGCATCGGCTAACTGAAGTATATTTGGAACTTTAATTCCAACTAAACGTTTAAGTCCGTCAACTATAGTTGTAATTTTTAGATTAAACCCACTGAAAGAAGTCTTCATTAACTTACTTAACCCATCAGCTAACTGAAGTATATTTGGAACTTTTACATCATTTAATTGTCTTAATCCAGCAACAATCGAGGTCATCTTCATATTAAAGCCACCGAACTTAATACTCATTAGCTCTTTTAGACCGGAAGACAGATTCTTTATATTGGGAGCTTTGATATCATTAAGCTGTTTTAATGAATCAATAGATTTGATGAACGTTGAAGGAACCTTTAACTTACTTAAAGAATCCCCCAACTTTTCAATAGATGCCTGAGTTTTTTCAACAGTTTTTTGTAGATTTGTAAATGCAGTGGTGATAGATTTTAAGGTATTCTTGTCAAAACCAGTTATCTTTAAACCAATTTCAACCGTTTTTTTCGTATCAGAAGCCATTTTATCTCCTTTTTGACATGAACGTGGCTAATCTTTTCCATTCGCCTGTAACTACTTCTGGAGCAGGAGACTCTTTTGCTTTCTTCGCTTGTGGATCAAGAAGGTCTAAAATTTTCTGTAAACCTTCATTTGTTAAATTATTGCCGAACCACATATGCGTAAGTTTTTCAGCCTTCTTCTCTTTTTCACCTTCTATTGTTACCCTTAAAAAAATACCAATTTCTGCTAATGTATATGATTTAATCCTTGACCAAGAGTGTCCATGTTCAACTAATTTTTGGACTGCTTTTGCGATTTCTGCTTCACTATCTTCTTGGAAGCTTGCGCTGCTTTTTGTGCTGGCTCCTCTGTTGGAAGATTTAGATGCTTGATCAAGGAGTTTAAGTTTCCCTCAAGTTTCTCTTTCGATTCTAAGTTTGCCTCAACAACAGTGCCCAAAATGTCAACAATGACATCAATTGGGAGTAATGCTAAATCATCTTTATGAACTTGTGAAAGAGTTTCAAGAACTTCTGGAAACTGTTCAAGTAAAGTTACGGCGATTTTTACCATGTTAGCAGGAAGTTTAACTGTCTCCCATGTAACACCATCTTCAATCAAACTGTCGATATACCCCTTTAAAACACGAGATACAATCGCTAATTGCTCAATACTTAATGGTTTAATGGTTATAACCTTGTCACAAATTTTAATAGTCTTACCTGGAAATAATGAATCGAGATTTAGATTTAATCTCTGAAGTTCTGGTTTACTCATGATAATCTTTCCTTCTTTTGATTGTGCAGTTAAAATCTGGTGGGCTTTTTTCTTTGTATCTCACCCACCAGAATCATAATTAAATTACATTGTTATTAAGTTGCTACCTGATCCATAATGATTGACATGTAAGGATTCAGAGGATGATTTGTTTCATCTTTCAAAATTTCCCCCGCAAACTCCATCGTACTCCAGTCATCACCAATAAGAGCAGTATCACCAGCAGGCGTAAGAGAAACAGTCCAAACTTCCAATTCTTGCTGATTGCCAGCAGGATTATCAGAAACAAATCTGAGTTTTCCAGTGATTTCAGTGTTGGCAAAAGCTTTAATCAATGTGTATGTCAATGCAGTATAACCATAAGAAACATGAACAGTAGCGCCATCAACAATTGATCCGCCTTCAAGAAATTTGATACGCCCAATTTTATCATCACTCAAGGTAGTATCAAGTTCATAATCGGTGCCAGCAACATAAGTAGTTGTGTCTGTATCATCCTGAACCAAGCAGACCGGGGTACCCGTATTCGCAGTTCCGCCAGTGGCTGAATTAACAGTAGCAGCACCACTTCCATCACCAGTAAGAGATTCATCATCAATAAAAGAAGTAGAGTTTGTACGAGCTATAGTTAATGTACCAGAAGTGGAATCACCAGTGACTGCAAGTACAATACCAGTTGCACCACCTGCTCCAGTTACAACTTCACCTACTGCAAAAATCACAGTGCCTGCATCATAAGGCAATAACCAATGAGAAATTCCTCTGAATGCAAGATCGGAACGTTTGCCCAAATTAGCTACAACTTCTTCAGCAGATACACCCCCCGCTGCCTGAGTCTCAGTGGAAGTATCGCCCAATGTAAGCAATGCCATATTTTCTTTATTAACTTCATCAAGTGTGAATGAAAGACCCGGTGTAATCTGAGAAATAATCTCTTTGTCTTTTGCCTTCAGTCCACCACGAGAACTGAAATGTTCCAGTTTCTCAAGTGCTATGTTGAATGTAAAAGCAGGTGCATTTCCTAAATCACGTTCGCCTTGGAATACACCATCGACTAACTGATCGAAAAATACAACTCCTTTACCCAACGTATAATTGTCAGTGTTCGGTGCGGTTGCCATTTTAAATCCTCCTTAAAAATTATAATTTGCTACAAGCTATTGTCTGTGTAAACTAAATCTAAAATTAAACGCATAGATAAAATATCGGGTAAACCATAACCCAAAGGTCCTTCTGTTCGATTTTCTCCTATGAAAACATTATCAGCAATTCGTGGATCATACACACCATCAGCAATTCTTGTAAATAGAGCTTTACGCATTTCCATGTAAATAGTTTTAATATTAGTTTTTTCATCCGTGACTAATTCAAAAATAACTTCCAAGATCCTTCTTGCCGGATAACCAGTGGCGTTTCTTTTTGATGGATTAATAATATTGTCAATTCCTTCCAGCATAAAAATACAAGGCATATCTGAATCAGATATAGGATTTGTCGGAGTACGTTTAAAAGAGGTAACACCAATAACAACTCGTTTATCTTTAATCCGATTATAAAGCTCTGTCAATCCCGTTTCTCTATTAATCATATGAATGCCTTTATGGCTGAGTTTGATACATCAATCACAAGATTTTCTAATATTTTACTTCTCTCAGAAAATGCATGTTGAATTGCTCCTCCAACTGTTTTCTCATGACCAGGATTTAAACCACCAGCCCAAACTTTACCATCATAGAGTTTTAATTTTCCAGTACCTTTTCTCATTTGACCTTTTCTCTTTCCTCGTCTTACTCTGTTTGGAAAGTACCAAGGGGCTTGTCCCGGTTCGGCTCCCTTCTCTATGAACTGTCCATAATTCTCAGTATCATTAGAAATGAGCATCCCAGCCAACACATTTGGATCTGAAAAATTTCGTAAAGAAACTCTCCAATGTGATTTGAAATATCCAGAATCAATCGGAGAATGTGTTCTAAGTTTTTGCAAAATTGCTTTTTCATTTTTCTTCAAAGCTTTAGTAGAAGCAGTTTTAAACTTAGGACCACGAACAGTAACCTTCATTCTATTTAAAAATTCTACTAAAGTCATCAGGTATTCCTCAACAATAAAGTATATAAAACACCCATTGGATCAATCTCTTGACCCTCCACAGTGTATTCAACATCTTCAAAAACGCAATAGCCTTTAACATTCATATCTAAGGAAACATCCTCAGCGGGAATTAATCCTTTAATATCCGTAGGTTGTATCAACTTCGAAAATGAAAGAAGTTCTACATCTTTTTCAGTAAATTTCTCAAAAATACATCTGACATCATTGGATTCTTCAGTGACACTATCAAAACCATTATCTGTAATCTGAACATATGTTCCAGTATGTACCGCTTCTTCAAAAGCTGAAAAAAGAGTATTAACACCTTTTACAAATATGTTTTTTAATTTTGCCATTATGCTCTCAAAAGTCTCACAACACTAGTCCCGCCCAAAGTACGTAAATCAGATAAAATCTTAAATACTTTAGTAGGTATTGCATCAATAGAAGTTGAATTCACTCCCGATGGTCCCGCTTTAATCATAAGAGAGCCAGCTTTTAACTGATCAATACCAGATAATGGATCATCATCTGTTCTATCAGCTTCAAGAGATGACAACGCAAGTTCATATACTGCAACTTTTACTTCATTGGGTATGACTTCGTCATCAATCTCAGTACCGTCTCTACGAATAACTCCTGTTCTCGGCCACAGCAAACTTTGAGTAGTTGTGGCACGAAAACCTTTCCAATTTATATACCAATCCAACATCTGTGACGATGTAATTAGTACTTTATCCTTATCTTCAAAGTCTTCCCAGGCAGAGGCGTGCACACGATCAAGAATGTATGCATTTGCCTCTGCTTGAGTTACATATGAGTTTGAATCCGCTGCGCCTATGGCTGCATTTAAAGACATTTAATCCCCCTTATTTTTTCTTAGGAGTGACTTTACGGATTTTTTTTGGTTTAGAATCAGCAGCTTCGTCTTTTTCAGCGGCAAGTTTCATTGATGCATCTTTCTTCATTTTTATTCAATTAAGCAGTTTTATCTCCAACAAGAGTAATACGTCTTGGATCGAGAGCAAATGCACCAACAAGTAAATCAAGAGACATAGTGGTTTTCTTGGAAGAAAGGTCATAACCTTTAACGATACGAATACTAACACCGTTATTAGAAGCAGTTGCAGCAACACGATCTTCAGGAAGATCCAGCATTGGAAATGCAATAGCGAGAGAACGATCATCCATGATAACACCATGATGTTGAACGTCTTTTCCAGAACCAACTACTGTTACAGCAGCATTGTCAGGAATAACCTCAGTAATTGGATCAACCAAATCAATAGAAGTTGCAGCAGCACAAGAAGCCTGTGCAATCGCAGTAGCAACTATTAAAGGACGTCTTACTCCAGCAATCGCAATACGATCACCAACTTTCAATCCTTCAGCAACAGAAGAACCAGTATCAACTGTCAATACCTTATCACCAATTGGATTAGTAGTTGCGCCACCATTATCAGTTGCAAATATGGCATCACCAACAGTTGCAGCAGCCGCTTCAGTTGGAAATGCTATACTGGAATACCAGTCCATACCCATAACCCGTCCCATTTCTGCATTACGCAGAGTCACTTCACCATCTCCACCACGAGTCTGCGACTGATTAAACCATGTCTGACCCAAGAGAGTTGCTTCAAGATCAAGATCAACGAGGCAGAATCTATTCATTGCCAACTGTTGCAGAATGGCTGTTTTTCTTGCCTGTGCAATATCAGCAGCAGTTTCAAAAAGTGCTGTACTGTAATAAGCACCAGCAGCCTGAAGAAGTTTTGTGCCGACATGAAGATCGACTTTTTCAGCAAGTTTATAAGTTGCAGGACGAATCACCTGCTCAACAAAAGAATCAAGGTCAAGTGCTGCTTCTCTTGCAGTCACCTCAACAGAGATATCATAATGTTTCTCAATTGTCATTGGTCTGGTAGATGAACTGATTGCCTGAGTATTAATAGAAGTTGAAAACTCATCAACTTCGTACTCACCGTTAGTTCTAAAAGATACTGTGTCTCCGACTTTCCAACCATTAGACTGATTAGTAAAGTCACTTGTTTTATCTTTAGCACAGAGAGGTGCAATTACAAGTGCGTCCTCAAGATGTGTTAAAGCCTCAGCAGCGATTATACTGGGATGTTCCCAAATATTTGCCATTTTCTTTCTCCTTTTTAAGAATTAAAATTTGCTCCTCTTAAAAAGAAGAGGAGTCGTAAAAACTTTTTTTTAGTTGTTTTCCGACCCCCCAAGGGTCTTCAAATTAATGCTTCCCCGAAACATTTTATTCTACTATAATGGTAACATCTTAATTAATAAAAATATAGATGTCAAGCATTAAATATGGTATTTATTTCTTCAACGCTCTTAATCGCCTATATTCAACCATATTTCCGCTTTCCGCAGCTTGTTTTAATTTAGCTGTTAAATCAGAATCAGGTCCGCCCTCTCCACCAAGTGCTCCTGCGCTTTCAGAGTTGGGCCAATAATGAGGAGACGTTTCTTTAAGTCCTTCAATCCAATTTTTTGTAGTAAGAACTTTATCATCTTTTGTTTTTGCAAGTTTTCCTTCACTATCTCTTGCTTCAATTTGTTTCTTATCATCAAGAGAGAATACTCCCCGCCCTCGCATAAGCACATCATCAATTGCTTCTGCACGAATACCAGCTTTAATTGCTTCGGCACGAATACCATCGTCAATAACTTTAGATTCGTAAAGATTCTGATACAATGTTCCTTTTGAAGACGCTTCCTCAAATTTTCTATTTAGCTCAGTCAGTACAGCCTCATGGTCAGATTTAAGAGTAGAAGTTTTCTTCTCAATCAAATCCTCAATCGTTCCATCTTTCAGAAATTCTGCATCTTTATTTTTTTCATGAAACTCAAGAGCCTCTTTGGCTGCTTCAGGATCAATTCCATCAAAAAGTTTTACCGTTTCCTGTAAAGCTTTCTTTTCATTTAAAAGCTCATCTCGTTTTGCTTTTAAACCTTTTTCAGATTCTTCCTGATCGGCCTTAGCTTTGTTGATTAAATTAACAGTCAATTCATCAACTTCAAGTTTATGAATGTTTTCGACTTTCTCCCTTACCGCATCGTCCTCAATAAATTTAAAATCTGGCATGTCTTTCTCCTAAAATTACGAAGTACCCAGTACTTCAGTTATGAAACCCTCAAGGTTTCGTTAAGTTTATTGATCCTCTGGACCTTCTGATACTTTTATTGCCGCATCAGATTGTTTTTGCTTGGTCTTTGGATCAGTAATAATATTTCCTTTATCATCCGTAATGGATAGAACCCCATCGTCTTTATTTTCAGGTTGGTTTTCTTCAAGAAGTGTTAAATAATCTTCAAACCCAACTGTCTGATCCATAAGACCAGAATATACCAAATAACGATGAATAACATTAAGTGGAACAACTCCTTGATTATATCCTTCAATAACTTCTTTAAGAATACTGGAATCTGGAATACCCTGAGTAAGTGAAGATGGAGCATCAAGAATGACATCTTCTTCATTATAACCTGCCCATCGACTCATTAAAAGCAATCCCTCTTTAATTGCATTCATAGCAGCGAGATAAACAGAGTAAATTGAAGCGCTCTGCGTTGATTGACGTATTCTTAATGATTCAGCAGCTTCAACCCCCTTACGAGCATCTAAGATAGCGACACCGTGACGGATAGCTTCTTCATATAATGATTTAATATGTTCGGCTACATGTTTTAATGCGGCTGTATCTGTTTGAGTGTAAAATACTCTTGCTTGTTCATTCGGCAATACAATCATGACAGACGACCCAACAACATTGGGAAGATCCTCATCATTTGTAGCCCCAACAAGACACAAAGTCGGATTACAAGATAAATATTCAGAATTTGCTAAATCAGCCTCTTTTCTATAAATCTGTATGGAACAATTTGCGACTGAAACTAACGGAATTGGCTGCATATCAAAACTGTTGTTAATTGATCCAGCAAGAAATAGGGGGATTTCATCTATTGCCTTTCCTAAATAACTCGGAATTGTCGCCCATTCTGTTAATTCTTGGCCTTCTGTAAATAATCTGGATGAGTATTTACCTTGTGAATCTAATGATAATACTCGATAAACATCATTCGTTTCATGTGAAAAAATATCATCAGAGGCAGGTTTAGTCTCCTTCAGTACCCCGAGAATTAAATTTTTTTCATCGGCAACTACTGCTGTTTTCCAATTAATAAACTCCTCTGCCTTATACTGAACAAATCGAAATTCATTTTTTTCCGCCACGACATCTATAAGTAAAGGAACTCTCCCTGTCTGAAAAATTTCAATTACAACATCTAAAAATAACTGCTGCAAAGTCTTGCCATCTTTAGTCGCTGTTTTAATAATATATTCAAGTTCTTTTGGAACATTAAATTCAGGCAATTTTGTAATGACAATACCCAAAGCACCCGAAAGAGCATAGGATACGATCAATGGGAAATGGGCACGTTCAATATAGCCTTTATATGCATCTGCATACTCACCAGTCATTCCCGATGGTCGTGGCAAATAAAGTTCTTGTTTGGATTTAATAACATCTTCGCCATCCATACAATCTCTGACTTTTATCCAAGAATCCTTTACTTTCTCATAATTCGGATTAATGGTATCGACGGAAGCGGCATTCAGTGAATTAGCTTCACTAATAGTTGAATCTGGCATTTTTATCTCCTATTTTCGTTTTTTATGAATCGGCAATTTTGTATTGCTTTGAGTGACAATGTTACCCGAAGCAACTCTTTTCATGGATTGAGCTTCTTTTTCGGATTGTTTTGCCATGATTTTTGCTTCTTTAATAGCACCTTTTAATCTTGTGGGACTATTTTTTATTTCATCCGCATTTGCAAGAGTTCTTGCATCAGCTTCCCTTTGCCATTGTTTGTTTTGTGTAGTTAATCTTGAAGCCATTTTAATTCCTCACTTTTTTTCTCTTAAATGTAGTTAATTTCCTTGCCAAAAGATACCTTAATGAATCCATGGCATGGTCCTCTAAATCTGTATTTGAAACAAGAATTCCATTTGCATAATACATTCCAGATTGTTCAGTTGTTAAATTATATACTTTTGCTTCTGCGTAATTCCCATCCACATTTGTAACCACAAGTTTGGGTTTCTCTTGTTTTATGTGGTTTTGTCCAGAAAAATTCTCCGCACATAATACATTCTTTTTTAATTTTTCCAGATATTGCATCTCTGCATTTAATAGAACAGAATTTCTTTGTTGGATGTTTTGTAATAACAGATTTATTACAATAAGTGCACGTAAATTTTCTTTTGGGAGTATTTTCACGGCATTTGTTAATATTACGCCTAAGCTGTCTTTTACCTTTTTTAGATTTCCTCCAACTTTTAAGTTGCCTGT